CTCGAACGCGAACTCACCGAAACCGAACGCCTGAGATTTGGTGCAGATGCGGACCGCCGCCGCCTCCGCGCCGAGGTGGAGCGGTTGACGGCCAAAATCGGAAACCAAGCGGATAGGATACGCTATCTTGAAGGCGCGACCAACCACGCCACTGGCACGCCGCTATCGCAAGCCATCGCCCGCGCCGAGAAAGCGGAGGCTGCGTTTGCAGACCCGCACACCCTGCACGCTCACTGCCTCCGCACGCTTACCGAGGGCCAGATCGCGCACTTGTTCGGCGAGCGTATGACCGCAATCGTCAACCGCGCCGAGAAAGCTGAGGCCGAGCTTGCCGAAGCGAAAGTAGAACGCGAGACGATAGCACAATCTAGCTTACGGTCACTTGAAGCCTACATGGACAAACTTAAACAGTTTGCCGAACGCGCTGAGAAAGCGGAGGCCGAATGCTTAGAACAAGCTCGCTTGCTTGGTATGTCTGGGGAACGAGAAGCTGACCTATTGGGAAAACTTGGACGCCTTGAAAGCGAACTCGCGGCCATTAAACATGGGCATGGAGAGCTTGGGAAGTATGAACAGCTAAGGCTAAAGAACGCCGAGCTTCAGAGGGATAAAGCGCGGCTGGATTGGCTCGAAAAAAACTGGATTCATTGGCCGATCACCCAAAACGAAGAAACAATCCGCGAAGCCATCGACGCGGCCATGAAAGGCACGCCATGAACCAACCCCGCACCTATGCCATCCTTAGTGCCAAAGCATCCCTGCTCTCCACTATGGGGTTTAGACTGAAGCTATGGCAGGAGGGTGAGTTGTGGAAGTGGCAATGGAACAATGGGCTGGCTGGCTCTACTGACGCTAACAGCAAGGCCTTAGCTTTAATTTTTGCACTAGAAACAATATAACATTATGAAAACACAAGATCGAGATTACTTCAAAGAAGAATGCAAACGCTTACAAGCTGAGCTTCGTTATCGGTGGCAAACCGACCACCCGCTCGCGCTCGCAGCTCGCAGAGAAAATCAAAAACTCTACCGTAAAGACGGGAAGCGTTTTGTCAGAGTTAACGACCCCTATGCCCTTGATGGGCTTGGAGAGGGGTTTTGGCTCATTAAAATCGAGGATGGATGCACATCTATTCGTCAGGAAATAGTGCCGGATAAGGTGGCTATTCACGCCGCCGCAATCTCAATGGAGGATGATCTTATTACCATCATTGCAGAAGCTTGTGAGGCCAAGCCTGTAAAACTTGTTTTGTCAGACGAGGAGAAGAAGGATTGGGAATGGTTCATCGCTAAACACGGTAAGAGTTTTAGTGTTCTGAATTACCCCTCGTTTCAGAAAACAGCGGAAGAAATCATTAAAGTGCTAACCGGCAAAGCAACTGATAAACAATGAACGACAAGCCCTACTGCAATGGTCAATGGACTGCGGCTCGCAAGAAGAGCTTCATTACGTCGGCCCTGCGTAGGGCTTCGTCTCGTTGGGCACCGAAGTTCACTTCCAAGAAGAACGCTAGGACTGCCAGAAACACCTACACCTGTTCCCTGTGCTCAAAAAGCGTAGGGAATAAGGATATAAAGATTGACCACATCCACCCTGTAGTTGACCCTGTTAAAGGCTGGGTGAGCTGGGATAGCTTCATTGAACGCTTGTTCGTGGAGAAGGACGGCTACCAAGCCCTTTGTGTAGCCTGTCACCAGATTAAGACATCAGAGGAAAGACTTGTCCGTAAAGCTGCTAAACTCAAATAACATGAAGAAATTCGTCATAGTCGCAGACATTCACGGCAACCATGCAGACCCTCAAGCTACCGCCGCCGCCCTAGCCTTCACCAAAGACTTTAACCCTGAGATACGCATCATAGCTGGCGACCTATGGGACTTTGGAGCCATCCGTCAGGGAGCGTCAGAGGAAGACCGGTCTGTAAGCATGAGGGACGACTTTGACGTAGGGGCGCGATTTGCCGACTCTTTCTTCAAGGGAGGCAAGGAAAACACCCTAATGCTGGGCAACCATGACGTGAGAGCATGGGACTTGGCTGAGTCCACAGATGCCGTTAAAGCCGATTTGGGGCAACGAATGGTTAAGGACATACAAATGGTGGCAAAGAGGAACAAAGCCTCTCTAATCCCCTACGATAGCCGCCTAGGGGTTGTTTCTATTGGCCATTTGAACGTAGTTCATGGCTTCCACACGGGAATGTCAGCCTGCGCCTCCCACTCCCGCATCTACGGCAACGTAGTTTTCGGCCACTGCCACAGCATAGAGTCCTATCAAACCCCCGGTCTAAAGCCCCAAGAAGCCCGCTGCATAGGCTGTTTGTGCGATCTTAACCCCGGCTATGCCAACCGTAAGACCGGCAAACTCCGTTGGAGTCACGGCTGGGTGTATGGCTGGGTAGAAGACGACGGAAGCTATTCGATCTTTCAAGTGCGAGGCATCAACGGCAAATTTCGCGCTCCCACAAACATAAAAACCTACTAATGAAAACCAACCCTTGGAGTGAGATGGACAAACTAATGGCGGAAGAAACCGTTTCCCGTAAGGACGGGTGGTTTTCCATGCAAGACTTTATGGACAACTACAAATGCCCTAGAAGCACAGCCCGATCACGAATTGAGTCTTGGCTTGCCCTAGGTGCGCTAGAGAAGAAAGCAGGAGTTGTCGCTGACGGGAAAAGAGGCACCTATTACCGTCACGCCAAAAAACCTTTGTAATGGTGTTAAAGAATAACATTTCAGTGCTGCCCACCTGACGAGGTGGGGGCCATACTGAAGATGGGAGTTTGAGCCTCCCTTACAATATCCTGTCTGCACTGAATGTCGGGTTCATCCGTGAAAGCAGCAATGCTTCTAGGTGCAGATGGGAGCTAATTTATGAACAACGGCCTGTCCCCTAACGACCCTCTCTATTGGTTTAAGAACCTACCCAAAGAACTAAGCATCTTAGTTCAATTGGACGACAAGAGGCTCATGGAGCTACCTAAAAACTACAAGTTCAGGATGCTAAGCGTGGACAAAGAACTTACCGCCCATTGTGAAGTGGTGGGCGGAGCCAATTGCGGCCTCCAATTCTACCTGAGCGGGAACGGGATTAGCGTGATGGAGCCGGTAGAGTAGCCTAGTAACGCTTCTTTTGCATTACGCCAGCGGACTCAAGCTGCGCCCGAAGAGGAAGGGAAATGATTCCCTTTTTCTCAAGCTGCAACAAGTAGCCTTGAGCAAGATTTGGCCCCTGTTCATCAGAAATAATCTTAGCCTTCTGAGTGAGGTATTTCACCCTGTCGCCATTCGCGTCATCCAAAGACATAATGAGTTTGTCCATGTCAGTAATACCGCGAATAGATTCCGAAGCCATGCGTTTATAAGACGAAGCCAAAGACATTGCCTGAAGGGGATTGGTCTTAGCTTCGGCTTTAATTAGGGCAACAATTTGCGCCTGCGTTTTGCCGCTGTCTTTCCATGCGGTGATTTGCTCTGTTGGAGACTGTGTTTCCTCGTATGCAGATGGAGAATAAATGCCGTCAATAGCACCTAGAATGAGCTTGGGGGCCAGCTTAGCCTCGCGCCCCATCTTTGCAATGGCGTTCTCATCCATGCCAAGCGTCTTGGCGTCTTTGGCCCATTGAGTTATCTTTTCAAATTGACGCATACGACGCTGCTCAAATTCATTGTAAGCAGCCTGTTTTTCGCTTTCCAACAAAGATGTTTTCTTCCTCTCCTTAAACATCCGTGTATCCTCAGCGATGTTGGCGTTAAAGGTTCTAGCCTCACTCGTCATTCGCTCGGGAATTGAGAAACGGTTTTTTCGCACGCCACCAAAGTTGGCCAGAGCAATATCACCTAGGTTGGTAATTTTGCCGGATGTGCTCATCACTGGCTCATCCCAAACCTTCTTTGCGTTTTTAATGTCAGCAACCACGCTAGGAGTAAACCATTCACCAATTAAAAACTTTCCACGACCAGCCCATCGCTCACCCAACGTGTCGCTAGAAGAAATGATTGGAACTCCTTCACGATTTTCATTTGCAGCAATTTGAAATATTGGTGACGCATATAAACTAACACCAAGAAACTGCTCGCCAAAAACAGACATGAAGTTCTCGGCGGCTTGCTGGCTATTGTCACCACGCATAGCGGCGGCGGCGGCCTCAATTACAATAGTTTGAGGAATGTTGTAGTTGAGGTTAATGAAATCAACTTCATTATCGCCTGTTCTGTTAATAGAAAGGAATCCGTTCTTTAGATAATCGGGTGCCCGACGACGAAGGGCTTCCTGTTCATTTCTATCTATTCCGTAATTGGAACCAGCGACTCCTGCTCCAGCGAGCAATGCGACAGTAAAACCAATTCTCTTTGCTCCAGCTTTCTGCAAGGCTGGATTTCCGCTTTTCATTTCATCCAGACCAATTCTGAATGTATTGTAAGCGATGCGGTAGCGATCAGCCGTGTAAGCAACGAATGGGTCTAGTGCGCCAATTTGAGAGGCTTTTCGTATTACCTTCCATTGGGAGTCATAGTTGGTGTTTAACGACCTAACTTTTTCTGCAGCCATTTTCATCTGCTCTTCAAGAGAAGACTTTGGATATGCGGCTTTAATTGTTTTAAGCTCACCGCCAAATGCAAACACCTTGGAAAACGACTCTGGCGCGGAGTAAACCTTTGACAGAAAATCAATGGCATTATCAACCAGCTTTACCTTACCCTTGATAACCGAAGAGTCGAAGGCGTTAACAAAGTCTTGGGCTGGGATTGATTTGCTGTTTACTCCAAGCTCAACAAGTTTCTTGTGGAATTGAAGAGCTTTATTTTGCGACAGTTTGCCATTGTCGGAAACAATCCCGAACTCAATTGCCATATTGCCAATTGCATTGGACCAATTGTTTTTGTCCAGCAGTTCAAGAGCATGACCTTGAGCAAACAAATCAGATGCCCCGCCATATACGTTTGAGGTGTAGGCTTTGAATGAGCCAAGCGTCTTTGGGATTTTGGTAGCAGACGAGACGGTTGATAGAGCCTTCATCAACGCGGACGACTGACCGCTTGAGATTGAAGCAAAAGCGTCACGAATTGCTGGAGTCGTAAAATACCCAGACAGAGGATTTAATGGGTCAACAGTCTCAACAATTGACTTAGTAAGTTGATCGTTGGCGTTGCGAGACATTAGGCCAAGCTTTTCTCCAATCGCAACCATGTTGCTACGCATCTTGTAATCTGCCGCCGTTTTAGCTATGCGGGAAGATGTATCGCTAAGCAGAAGCAATGGGTCGTTGATCTCACCATAGAGCTTGCGGGTCAGGGCATCAAGATTGGGATTGCGAGCGGTAAAGATGTTTCTATCCGTCTTGGCATATCCCTGCGTTACATACTGACCGGCAACATCCCTATCCAATAGGCGGGTAGCTTCGTTAGTAAATTGTTGTTGAAGTTCAGCCGGGGTAAAAGTGTTTTTTGGGTCTTTGATTTTATCTAACACATGAGCATCAACCCATTCTTTGAATACGACCGGGTCTGGCTTAAAGTCTGGATTGGCAAATAGTTCGTAAGCCCTACGAACATAGCTTCCACGATTATCAAGAATAGTGTCGGCTATTTTTCCGGTAGCAACCTGTCTATCAACTAGCAACGTGCTAAGCCCATCAACGGCATCACGAGAATTCTGTGCGGCTGGTTGAAGGATTGCCGGTAAATCTTCAATAGACTTTCTTCCGTTGATATATTCAAAAACAGAATCGTTAGCAGCCTCGCGTTGAGCCCCAGCCTCAAACTTGTTCAAAGCATTATTGAGCTGTCTGTATGCAAAATTAGATTCAACCATCAAGCCTCTTGCTTCAGCATCACCAGCTTGAATTGCGGCCATGAATGGCTTAAGGGTAATTTCTGGAACCCAATTGTTTTTAACCTTACCCATGCTGGTGCCAATTTCTTTGGCCACCGTCCCCACCTTGCGGGCAACAGACGGAGATAGCACAGCACCAGCAATAGCGTATCCAAGGCCATAGCCCAAGTCTTCCTCAATGGTATCGCCTTGAATAACACCAGCCAAACCACCCACACCAGAGCGACCAATAGCAAAAGCAAGTCGTGGGTCAATGAAGCCATACTCATCCATCATGCGTTGAGCCTTGGGTGAAAGCTTTGCGCTAATAGAGTTGGATTGATCGAAGCGACGAGAAGCAATTGCAGCAGGGGTTTGTTCCGCTTGAGCAGCAAGACGAGCACGTTCCCGCACAGCCCCAACGCCTTGGCCTAGCTTTGTGTCTAGGAATGTAGCTTGGGCTGTAAGAGGGCTGACAATCTCAATGGACTCCTGTGTTCCCAATTGATTGAGCTTCATCTCTCGCGCAAGCTCTTTAGCTCTCAACTCATTCTTAGCCTGAGCAAAATCCAGTGCAAGACGACCACGTTCCTTCAAGCCATTATCAATGGCAATAAAAGATTCCAATGCGCTATTTTGAGGCGTGCCAGCAAGAACCTCAGCAGATTGTCTTGCGGTGGATGGTAGACCTCCAACATTTTGAGCGTATGCCCTCCCTTTAAGACCTTCCTCAATAGCAATAAATGATTCTAATGCGTTATTCTGTGGTGCGCCAGCCAATATCTCGGCAGACTCTCTAGCACTCTTTGGTGCTGAAGGGATGCCCTGAAAGGACATGGCTTCCTTTAATCCTCTTTCATTTATGCTTCTGGCAAGTTCTTTCGAGGTTGCATCGTAAGCCCTGTTGATGGCTTGAGCATCCTTGTTCGCCTGATTAAATAGCATCTTGCCCTCAATAGCTCTGCCGCCGTAGGCAATAGCCATACTTGCGCCCAAGTTATAGGGACTGACATCGGCAATGCTTTGACCTAAACGATTCTGTTCGGCAACAGTAAGACCCAAACCTTCAAGCGTGGAACCAGTCAGATAGTTGAGCAGGCCGGGAGCCTTACGCAATGGAGCAAATATTGTGCTCTCAACTCCCGTTTGAATTTGCTCGGGAATGTTCATGGTGGGCCGACCTTCCAATCCTCTAGCCGCCGTTTCACCGGCAAGACCGGTAGCCGCAAGAAAACCCAAAGCCGGAGCTGTTCCAACACCTGTTGGAAGGGCTATCGCAGCAGCCGCTACTGGGCCATAGCGAGCCACCGTAGGAGCAATCTTTTTACCCACCTGAAACGCCGCCTGACCCACCGTAGTGATGTCTTCTGGAGCAGCCTGCCTAGCTGGACTGGCAAGAAGTATCTCATCCACCTTGCCCATAAGCTCTGCCGCCTTTTGGTTAGTGCTCTTCTGGCTTTCGATAAATGACGACTTTGCCCTATCCAGCATTGATGGCTGAGGTGCTACTGGAGCATTTTGTTCGTCAATCTTCTTAAAGATGGACACAATCTCCTCGTCGCCCATTCCGTCGGGAAAGGATACTCTCCCGTATTTCGGGTGGTTAATGATTTGTGGCATTACTTTTTGGGCTCAGGATTTAACAAATCACCAAAATCCCTAACACCGGCTCCAACATCGGGAGCAGAAGATCGTCCAAATATTGATGGGTTAATAGTTTTTCCGCCACCCCCAAACATACCGGGGGGCGATAGATAAACCGGGGCTCCACTAACTTCAACGCGCCATTCATTTCCATCCCAAACAGATGGAACGGTTTTCTCCTTGCCGGTTTCTGGGTCTTCTAAAATCAAATCTTTTTTAGTGCCAGGACGAAGCAATGGGGTTGGGGTTTTCATTGCATCTCGCAATTCAACTCTTTCCAAAGCAGTTATGGGACGCCCAAGCTGAGCTTGTTTTGCTGCAATCCTGTCGTTTAGCTCTTTGTCTGTATCAGTTAGTGTAACACCCTTTGGCGTCGATGTTTCTTTTATTTGAGCCCTAAGCAGTCCAAGCTTAGCCTCTTTCGTCTTTTGATTAATTTCATTGGTGCTCTCCATTACAGCAAGAGCTTCTCCAGCTGACATAAATTGAGTCAATGTAGCAAAAGTTTGCTCAGGGGCTGCTTCCGCAGAAGCATTAAGTTTTTCAAATGTCATTCCCGGGGTGCGAAGCTGCGCCTCAATCCCGGCTGTTTTATTTCTTTCTAAAGCCGCATTGAGTTCTATGCCCTGCCTCTTTCTTGCGTCACTAGCCATGCTCTGGTTAATCGCACTACCAACAACTGAGTTAATCATTGGATTAAGGGATTGAGCTAGATTGGCTCTTTCCATGCTAGACAACTTAGGGTCGTCAATTGTTTGAGTGGTTTTCTTAACCCAATCCTTAACATCTTGGGATACATCTTTGAGGTTATCCACGTTTTTTACAAAAGCCTTGGTAGAAGAAATGATGCTTTTATACTGCTCCTCTTCCTTCTTTTGTTTGGCTAATGAACCGAACACTTGGGCACCAATGTTACCCAAATTGCTGAACATTTGACCATAGGCTTGACCACCAGCTTGGATGCTTTGTGCAGCAGATTCAGCCCCCCGTGTGATGGGGGAGTAGTCAATGCGACCTAGGGCGGGATTTACGGAGCTTCCAATCATTGTGTTTAAGAAAGTTTAGGTGGATGAGAAGGCGGCAAGTTCCTCAATCATGCTGTTAACGGCTACGCCAGACATACGATAGCCGATGTCTTCCGTCAACAAGTCATAGGAACGGGTGACGCCGCCATAGACAGCGATGGCTTCAACAACCTCGCCGCCCTTAAAGCTATTCCCCACATTGTAGTCCATCGAGCGTTCGCCTTCAATGCGGTGCATATCGCATACAGAGAAGTCCTTGCCATTATCGAGATAGAAACGATGGAAGCGTTCTGCTTCTGGGTTCTCGGCATACTCATGTTTAATGAGAACCTTAACTGGTTCACCAGAGAAGCCAATGACGCTATCACCAGAACGAATGTCTTCGATGGCCACTTGGCCTTCTGGTGTATCAATGAGTTCGCCTTCTGGAATACATTTGAATAATACTTTTGTGGATAAAGCTCCGCCAAGAATGGAACCAAGCCCACCTGCAATACCGGAAGTTTTTGTAGCAGAGGCAGACGCCTTAGCAGCCGCCAATTGAGCAGCAGCGGAAGTATCCGCAATTTGTTTATTCGTAATGTTAGCCTGATTTGCCAACGCCAAGTTAATACCTGTGTCTGGATTGTAGGTTGTGGGGGTGTTAAACGTCTTAGCCAAGTCCAGAGCATACCCTTGCTGTTGAGCAGCAGTTTGACCGGCATTGCTCTGTTGACCTAGCAGCATAGCCGTTGGGTCATACGCCGCGCCACGATAGCCTTGAGCCAAGTTGAGAGCATAAGCCCTATTAGCTTCAGAAGTAGCCGAGTCAGCTTGTCCAATTAGACCAAGGTTGGAGATGTTCTGCTGTTGCTGATTGGCGGCAAACAAACGATTCTGAGCGTTCAAATCCATGCCCGCAGCTTGATTGGCAAGGGAGAATTGATTTCTCGCACCCTGATTGGCCATAGCATACTGAGCTTGCAGCTGAGCATTTGTAAGCTGGCCTTGATTGCCAGCCTCAGCTCGGAACATACCCGCTTGATTGAGTGCAGCTTGGTTAGAAAGATTGGCTTGGTTCTGGGCTCCGGCCCCGAATTGACCTGCTTGATTAAACGCCGCTTGGTTGGCTAGGGATGCTTGGTTTTGAGCCCCAGCACCAAATTGAGCAGCCTGAGAAATGTTCTGGGCGTTCTGCAATTGAGCCTGATTGAAGGCAGATGCGCCAAATTGCCCAGCTTGTGAGCCCAGCAAGGCATTTTGCAACTGAGCTTGGTTAAACGCTCCAGCCCCAAATTGGTTGGCTTGGGAGATGTTCTGAGCATTCTGGATGGCCGCTTGGTTGGCCGCACTAGCACCAAATTGACCGGCCTGAGAAGCCAACTGAGCATTCTGTAACGCAGCCTGATTTGCAGCGGTAGCCGCAAACTGACCGGCTTGATTGGCTGCATTGGCACCAAACTGAGCAGCTTCAGCACCCAAACCAGCGGTAAATTGACCAGCTTGATTGGTGGCTTGAAGGTTGGCCAAGGACAAGTTTTGGCCAGTCTGTTGATTGGCAAGAGCAGCTTGAAGCGCGGCCTGTTGGTTGGCCTGTTGCAAACCAATTTCCTGCCCATATAGACCTGTGCCAAATTGACGGTTAGCTGAAAGGTCTTGGGTATAAGCCTGATTGAGAGCGACAGCTTGAGCCAAGTCTTCAGCCTGACGTTGACGCATTGCTCCAGACCGAGCCGCAGCCTCAGCAGCAATGGCTGGATTGCTCATCTCAATGCCACGGGCAGCATAGGCTTCGCGGGTGCCTTGCTGAATGTTCCTCAGTTCTTCAGGGGAAAGCTGACCTGTGCTAGCGGCAAATTCCGCCGCACGACCACCAAGGAGTTGAGCAGCTTGGCTAGGACCAGCCTGCAAAGCCTGAGAATAGAGCGATTGCCCAAGTTGACCACGGGCCAAACGCTCGGCCTCCGTCTGCATACCAGCACCAGCCTGAGCAGCTTGATAGCCTTGTGGGGTGTAGCCTTGAGATTGATAGCCCTGTGATTGGGCCTGTGCAGCGTCATAGCCCTGAGATTGAGCTAGAGCGGCATTGTAGCCTTGCGACTGCGCCTGTTGAGCATTGTAGCCCTGAGACTGCGCTAGGGCCGCGTTATAGCCTTGTGCGGAAGCCTGTGCGGGATTGTAGCCTTGAGCCCCAACTTGTGCGGCGTTGTATCCACCTAGACCTACTTGCGGAGCACTACCCAGCAAAGAGGCTTGGGCTGGATTGAATTGAAGATCACCAAATTGTTGAGCGTTAAAAGCCGCCGTCCGCATTGGAGCATAGGCATCGGGAACTCGCCTCAAATCCTCGGCCCGTTGTAAGCTCCCTTGAATCTCTGGATTTAGCTGATTGTAGGTGGCCGCAAGTTGGGGAGCCAAAGCAGCAACATCCGCCGCTCCTGCTGTTCGCAGGGCAGTATTTGCCGCTGTCTCTACGCCACTCGTAACACCAGCAGATTGTCTTAGAAGATCGAGACTACCACCTTGGGTAGTTGTAAATTGAGGCGTAAGACCCTCGGCGTCAGCAGCAGCCTTAGCGTATTGCTCAAGACTTCCATATGTCTGAGCATAGCCGGGGTCATTGTTGAAATTATTGAGGATGTCGGGACGAGCGGCAAGAAACGCCTGAACATTAAATTGTGGTGCGCCAGCCTGAAATTGGCTAAGGTCTCTAAGTCCCTGAGCACCCAGCTGAGGACGTGCCGCAGCTTCGGCTCCAAGGAGGGCTGTAAGCGTTTGTGGATTGGCTATGCCTGCAAGATAGTCACGGGTAGCTTGGCCGGGGTCAAAACCAAACGGGTTAGCCGCAGGAGCGTTAACCGGGACTTGCCCCATGTCTGGTATATACTCGCCTGTCTGTGGGTCGTAAGGCATAAAATTAGAGGGAAGAAACTGCGTAAACGCTACCTGTGGTAGAGCCGTAGGAATAGAGGGAAACAACCATTGCTTGCCCAGATGTTAGAGAAGCGGGGAAACTACCACCAGCAGATGTCCAAGCTGGCCAAGTAGTGTTAATACTTCCACCTGTATTGTTCTTGAGGGCAACAATGTTTACTTGGCCGCTATCAATGCCAGAAAGTGCAAACGTGCTATTACCAGCAAGTTCAATTTTGGCATTACTTGCAGCCGCAAGATTGAGGGTGATGGTTCCGCTCGTGGGGTAGCCAAATTCAGGAACCAAATCAAGCAGTGTAATGTTAGCGATGCTAGCAATGACATTACCCGTAAGTGGACCCGTAAAACTACCCGCAATAGCTCCGGTTCCCGTAATGGTCGGTGAGGTTAACGTCTTGTTTGTTAACGTCTGGCTTGCTGTTAGTTGAACAATGTCCGAATTGGTAATGCTTGCTATCTTAGTGGCCGTTGCTGCGTTACCCGTTGTGCTACCGCTAGACCCTGTAACTGAGCCCGAAATGGGGTTGGTGACGGTGAGGTTACCAAGTGTGCCAACGCTTGTCAGGCTTGAAGCTGTTACGCCTGAAGCCAACGTCGAACCGCTTAGTGTTCCAGCTGGGGCAATGACAGCCGCAGTGGTGATAGAAGTTGTTAATCCCTTGGCGTTAATCGTAATGACTGGAATTGCGGTGGAGCCTCCTGTTGTGCCAGCCGTTGCTACGGTTGCCAAGGTGCCCGCCGCCGTTACGTTACCTGTGCCATCAAAACTAGGCGAGGTGTAGGCGAGATCACCAGTAATTGAGATGGTTCGCGCAGTTGCGAAAGCCGTTGCCGTTGAAGAGTTACCTGTTACATTACCCGTTACATTACCTGTTACAGCTCCCGTAAGAGGACCAGAAAACGCTGTGGCAGACACCGTTCCGCCGCTTGTCCAGCTAGGGCCACCCGTGCTTATTTTGGCTGGGGTTATGCCACCGTCCTTAACAATGATGGCTCCACTTGAAAGCTGGGTGGTAGTGCCGTCAACCGCACCAGATACAAACGTAGCCGCATCAACCAAGTTATTAAGGTTGGTTGCACTAACTTGCGTGTCGGCAACAATCGTTGCTCCTTTGGATAGAATTGCCATGTTATGAGGCTTGTGTTAACGCTCTGAAGGTGGGTGATGCTGTGAGCTTTACTAAGCGCAACTTGGGTCGTCCAGCGGTCGGAGTATATCTAAGTTGCATTCCGTAAGCCCGAATGTTGCCGATTCTACCACGCAGGGATGCGTCTTCACCAACGGCTAAGACTTCACCAAGGATGCCTGATACGGTGCCAAGCTCAAATTCACTATCCAAATTCTCAGACACACCTTCAATTAGGGCATCAGAGTTGTTGGTTTCACTAGATTCCGTATGGATTTCAAAGCTATTGAACTTCTTACGTTCTGGGCTTTGGAATGTAAACTCACGGGTTAACGCTTCCGATTCAACGTGGAAGAACTTGGATGGGAGGCCGGGAAACGTATAGATGTTATCTACGTCATCAACGCGGGACTCCACCTCATTGATGCCGCCAAATCGGTTGATGGCAAAGAGTCTGTTAACACCACCAGCACTAGAGGTAATGAAGTTGGCTACGTCCCAACCTTCTTGTTCAATCAAATCAATGCTTTCCCAGCCTTGGTTGAGCAAGTTGTAAACCAATATGGCGTTGTTGTAGATGGATGCGTTTAACGGGATTGCGATGTAGTAGCGATTGTTGTGATAGATGGCTACCGACTTGTCAGCATACTCCTTGTTGATTTGGCGAATGATGGGGTCAATTGGGTCAGACAAGGGTAATCCTGCTCCGCGAAGATTATAGAGGTCGCCGAAGGCTGTTGCGTAAACACCGTTGTCTGAAAGGAAGAAGATTTGATTGGCAATGGTTACAACGGAACGACGGGCCACAAGCCCAGCTTCGCGTGTAATTTCTTTGAGCGTAATGTCCGTCAGGCTACCCGATAGCCCGCTAAGAAGATGAATGCTATTGCGATTGAGAACCACAGCATTGTCGTCAGTAAACGGGTGGACATACTGGAGGTAGTCTGCAATGCCAGCCGTAACCTTGAACTGATTCTGGATTTGGTCATAGGTGTCTGAATCAAAAATGTCGGAGAATATCAACTCATCCCTTACGTTGCGGCTAGTAATTGTTTCACTACCAGATGTTCCCGTAGAGGTGTAGTAGTAGGGCGCAATGATACGACGTTGGTGATAGACTCCCCACGGGGGCGCGGGCATGTGAACAAATCCAAGTCCTTGTGATTGAGCCACGGAATAAGTCACTTTGTGACTTGCGTGATCTACAACTTGGGCAAAGAAAGTGAACGTATTGGCGTTAGGCACAGACGCAATGGTGTAACCAACCCCATTTTCCACTAAGAGAGTTGTGCCATTATCTACCACAAAAATCTGTCTGCCAACGGAAAGACCATGAGCCGTTTCAGTTACAGTCACAACACCATCTGTTATTACCGTATTGTTGTTGCTATCATAATACGTTGTGTTGGCATAGGTGCCGTTTGCCACCTTAACGAATGCTGGGCTACCCGTAATAACACCGTTCCAAGATAGGGCCGTAAGTCCATCTCGAAAGATGAACACCTTGTTGAACGCCTGAATCATCTCAACGTCATCCGTTATGGTGATGCCGGATGGATAGGCGATGTTAGTTGTAGCTGCTGTCGCGCAATTAACCGCAATGGCCCTAGAATTAAGGGCAAGGATAAAGTATTCGTCATTGTCATCCGAGGGGTCGGAGAACAAGCAAGAGCCGTAGGCATTGTTAATGTTGCTGCTCAGAAGAGGAGCCCCGGCAAAGTTACTGCCACCAATTGAATAGGTTTCGCTGCCCGTAGCACCCGTGATGGTAAATGTAAATGTGGTTGAACCCGTTACAGTGATTGTGCGATTGCCATTGGGGTCAACAGTTCCAGTAAGCCCAGCGATACCCACTTGCGTGCCTGTAATAAACCCATGTGCAACGGAGGTTGTAATTGTAACCGTCGTTGTGCTGCGAGTCGCGCTACTAATAGTGCGGTTGGTCCAGACGTAGAACGGGACAATCAACGCTTCACCGCTATTACCAAGCTGAGGCCCAAAAGCATTAGACCCTTTTCGGGGTTGCCAAGCACCGTCAATGTCCATGCGTCCATTGATGGACACAGCCAGCTCGCCAGACTTTAATTGATCGGGGCGCAACCGGGCATTGATTCGTGAGAATCCAATGTCCACCTCATCATTGAACTGACTGTCTTTTTCGCCAAAAGTGTTATAACGAGCCATTGGCCTATCATACCCTACTGTGCCTTAGCACAATTAGGAACAGGACTTACGTTTGCCGTAGGCCGCTTTGCCAAAACCGTCATAGTCCTTCTTCTTGTTCTCTTTCTTCTCGTGCTTAATCATCTGCTTGCGTGACTTGTAGTTTTCGTTTTTCATAAAAAGATATTAGCACGACCATGCTTTTCTGCTCCAGTAATTTGCCGAGAGCTTGTTAGATGTGCCTTTGATGCCACCAGAACGGGCGCAATAGGAGGCTTTACGGGCTGGAACGCTCTTCTTGATGGACATATTGGCGTCCCCAAAGCGTATCACTTTGGACTTCCCGTTAGCACAGGCGCGGACTACGGACTTCTTGCCGCCGCTAATGTCCCGCCTAGGGCTGTTACAGGGTAGCTTACGAGGGTTCATTCCTTCTTGTATTCCTTATGCCATTTCCAGATTAAATAGGCCAATCCCACCAAGCCTCCAATGATACCAATGAGATGATTAATTTGGCTTAGACCTAATGCTGCTGCCGCTGGGGTAGAGGCCACAATGATGTCCTTTTCGTAGGAGTTCATCGCTTACGGGTCATTCTGTCACCAAACCACCAGCCTACACAATTGAAGGCCGCAAATTGCACTTCGTCCACCATGTCAGCCTGTTCAAAAGCTGGAACATTGAAGAAGATAATGGTGACAAGAATGAGGAGAAGGAGGGTGATGGCTGGACGAAAGAGGGTAAGAACATTCGCCGCCCAAGGTGCGGTGTTTACAGGTGCAATTGCCGCATTCTGGCTGGCCGTAAACGCTTCCCATTGAGCCTTATCAGCTGCAATAGAGGCCATAGCTTTAGCCTTCTCTAGCTCTCGCTTGTGCTCTTGACTAGCTTTGTAGTTGTCAAAGAACCCATTGCCAATGCGAAGGAGAACACCGAGTGCGCCGCCGCCTAGTGCGTTGGTGAGAAGATCGAGCATTGTTAAGCGGCTTTAGGGTTGGTGAGACGACGGAACAGAAAGTAGGGCAACCAGACCCACTTTGGAATCTTCGTCACCTTTACGTTAGTGCTTTCAATAAACGGCATTTCCGCATCCCAGAGCTTCACCCTAATAGGCGAGCCATCCGGCGAGGTGCAGCTAATTATTGACACGTTGCGCGTGGGAGCGCGGCCTTTGGTCCAATAGTTGTCATACTGGCCTAGTTCAATCGTGCCGCTGATGGAGCACCCGTAGAGCGATAGCCCGTCAATCGAGCCTTTGGCGGTAATCGACCCCTGAACGATGCAATGCTGCACGACATAATCCTTGCCGCGCACGAAGTCTATGCTATCCTCCTGCGAGGCTGGAATAGTGAGACCTGACACGCATAGGTTCGATACGTTAGAGCCCTTTACGAGATCGTCGTAGTTTTCGGGATCAAGCGGAGCCTGCCACTCAGCCGCGTTCACCGTCAGCCCGTTGTCCTGCGGCCCAACGTAGCTGCGCCAGTTCGTGTCCGCCGTCCCGCTCATTCGGCTTTCGGTTCCTTTGGCTTTAACGCCTCGGCAAGCTGCTCCGCGCACTTGCGTAGCAAATCGTGGTCGTCGGCCTTTAATGGGGCTTGGCGGGCGGCTGCGTAGAGGTTCTGGAGTGCTTGTTCGGTGGTCATGTAATTAGACGTTTGTGGCTAGAAGGTAGTAGGTCGTTCCGCCGATGACGATTGTGACCTTGTGCGTCGAGGCGACGGCGACGGCTGTGGCGACGGTGTTGCCGATGGCAAGTGCTCCCGTGCTCGACAACGCCCCGGTCACGGCGAAAGAACCCGAGTCAATCCTAGCAACTTCAGTGCTGTTATATTTAAAAATTAACTTACTCGCAACTGATGTTGAAATAATTGCATCGTAACCAACCGCTGGAGTAAAAACAAGATTTGATGAATTAGTGCCACCAGTTGCAATTAAAGATAGCGTTGGTTGTGTTGCGGTAAATGAACCATTTCCAGTCACGGCGAGGCCGGTGGCGGAGATTGATTGGATCAATGTCGGCGTGCTACCTACATAAAACTCGTGAACGCCCGCGCCTGACGTGCTACCAGAGGAACGATACCAAACATTGTTTGCAGTTCCGACGCCGATGCGTGCATCAAAGCTCAAGCCAGCGCCACCTTTGAACAGGTTTATTTTGTCGCCGTTAGAGTCGGTATTGAAAGCTCCGGGTGACGCATACCCGCCTGCTTCAATATCAAAAACTCGACGGGATGAACCAGAACCAGAGTTGGTGCCTAATGTCAGGCTGGTTCCCGTCGCGCTCAACGCGCCCGTCACGGCGAGGCCGGTGGAGGAGAAGGTGCCAATCGTGGAGCTTACGGTCGCGCTATTCGCCGTCGCCGTTATCAAAACATTTTGTCCCTGCGCGGAATCCGTCCAGTTTTCAGTTGCAGGAAACTGAATAGATGCACCGCTTCCGCCGTCAAATCCAGTCGCCCCATAGCCTCCAGTCCGAATGACGAAGGCGTTTTCTCCGTTTAGTAGCGCCGTTGGCGAACCAACGGTTCCATTTGCCCGACGTGCTAAAATCGCAGAATTGCCGCCAAAGGTGAATAGATTCACCACTCGATTGGTGCTACTTCCTACCAAATTAATCAACGGAACGGATGGAGTAGGAGCGGTGCCGCCTGTGTTATTGACTGTTAAAATCCCCGTCGCGCTCACCGTCGTAAACGCGCCCGTCGAGGCTGTGCCAGAACCGATGGCCGTCCCGTCAATCGTCCCGCCGTTGATGTCCGCCGTGTCAGCCACGAGCGAGTCAATGTTGGCCGTGCCGTCGATGTTCAGATTGCGCCACTCGTGTCCCGTCACGCCGAGGTCGTAGGTGTTGTCGGTCGATGGGTTGAGGTCAGACGCCACGCGAGCGTTGAAATTAACTGTGTCCGAGTTGCTGCTGCCGAGGGTCGTGTTGTCGTTCACGGTCAGGCCCGTGAAGACGCCGGTTGTCGGGGTCGTTGCGCCAACCGTGCCGTTAATATTGATCGACGCCGTGCCCGTTAGGTTCGTGACCGTGCCGCTTGAAGGAGTGCCCAGAGCTGGCGTGACGAGGGTTGGAGACGTGGCGAACACCAGCGCACCCGATCCCGTTTCGTCGCTAATCACACCGGCAAGTTCTGCCGAAGTTGTGGCTGCTAAAGCCGAAAGTTTGTCCGTCGTTACCACCAAGGTTTTGGAGGCTGGAACAGTGGTGCCATTAAGCGTAGTTGTGCTAGAGGACGAAAGACTGGTAAAAGCCCCAGAAGATGGGTTTGCTGCCCCAATAGCCGTGTTTGTAAGGCCAACAGCGGAATAGTCGGTGCTATCCCCCACCACGGCTCCCGTGCGCCCGAACACGCTATGAACAGCGTCCGTCAAATCCACCTTCTCCCAAGCTGTGCCGTTGCTGATAATCCAGTCACCGACGCCAAACGTAATGCTAAACTGCGTGCCAGCCGTGCTTACAACGTAATAGTCGCCCTTGGTAGAAGCCGCAGGCGGGTCGTTTAAGGTTGGATTGTTTGTCGAAGCATTCCACGTCCCTTTGTAATTGACCGTGCCGCTAACAATCAGCGGGGGGGAATAGTTGATGATTTGGTCAAAAATGCCGGACATGGTTAAATGTAGTTGAGTTCGCTAATCGTAAACACACCCGTTCCGCTAACCGCAATGACTTTGGCGTTCTTTGCCCAGCCCGCGCTCCAAATGCCGCTGTTACCATCCTTGAAAATGTGTCCAACGGAAGTAGTGGGAGTAGAGCCATCAATGGTGAGACGCACATCTGCGCCTTCTAGCGTCCAATAGACATGGCTCGTATTAACATTAAGAGCTGCAACAATGAAGTTGGTAGCTGTTCCTCCAACCGAAAGCGTTCGCATGGATGTTCCGCTAACCGGAAGCACCTGCATTGGTCCGTTAACTATGCGTGAGTTTGACATGGTTAGACAGTGAATGGGGTTGCGTGAACCGAAGCATCCGTAGAAGCAGCGCGAATAAACTTAGCCGCAAGAGCCGTGCTCTTGTTCCAGAAAAATGGGGGCGTTAGTTTCTTAAACAAATGACCATTCGTAGCGGTGGGTGTGCTACCGTCAAAAGTCACCATAACATCGTCACCCTGAATATCAATTAGGATGTATTTTGTCTTGGACGAAGACCAGACATTCGTAAGAGCAACTGCCGCTGTGCTTACAGCAAGGCGTTCGTCGGCCTCCCCAGTTGGAGACGGATAGAGATTAACAACAAGGGAGTTATTCATTAGCGTGATTGTGTTGAAACGTAGGTAGAAATGCGGCGAAACAAGAAGTTGTTATTGCGCTGATTCTGGGCCTTGCTCAACTCTAG